TCGGGCTTCTGACTATTTGGGTATGGCGGCTTACAAGCCGGTAGGAGGTTGTATGGAGGACTTGGTTATCACTTATCACCACGATCCGTCGCACGGATGGCTCGAAGTGAAGCGTGAGCTTGTAGAAATGCTTGGTATTCAGGGGCTTATTAGTTCGTACTCGTATCAGAAGGACGACCGATTGTTCTTGGAGGAGGACGCCGACGCTTCATTGCTCGTGCGCTCTCTTGGGGAGCTTGGCATCAAGTACACGATCATTGACCGGCACACCAACGCCGACCATTGGATTCGGGTACTTGACCGCTACAACGCACTAGATTAGTATTGCTCTGCGGCACTTGCCGTGAGGAAGTAGGAAGGAGTACGCAATGGGATACTACATTTCGGGAAACGGAAGCCTCAGAATCAAGGCCGAGAATCTTACGGCGGCGTATGAGGCGATGATGGCACTCCAAGACGCTCCGGATAACGCGAAGCGTGGTGGTTCGTATGGTGGCGGGGAAAGGACTTCTTCGTGGTTCTCGTGGATGCCAGAGGACTTGCGAACGCTCCCTGATACACAGGCCGTATTCGTTGCGCTCGGCTTTGAGACGATCATTGACGATGTGAACGGCGACCTTGTGATCACCTGCTACGAGAACAAGATTGGTCAGGAAGAAGTGTTCTTTGCGGCTGCTGCGCCGTTCATTGAGGATGGCGACTACGAGTGGCAGGGCGAGGATGGCGACTTCTGGAAGTGGGAGTTCGTTGGCGGCAAGATGTTCCGGCTCTCAGGCCAGCGCACCTATACGCACTCCGCGATTGTGGAGCCGTGGTTCCTGCTTGATCAGGAGCGCAAGATGACGGAGCGCATTGAGGGGATGTTTTCCAAGAAGTAGGGCTTGACCCGGCTGCGTCTATCGTTTAGTGTTAGGCGTAGCCGGGTTCGGCTATCTAGTAGGAGAGGAGAGGACAATGAGCAACGAGCATTTGGTAGCTACCGCGTCGTGCGACTTCTGCGATGAGCCGATGGCGTACTGGGCGGACAACAATGCTGCCGGTCTGCCTTCGCGCTATTGCGAGGCCTGTGAGGAGCGTCGTGCCGAGAAGTTCGGCTGCGCGATGATGATTGCCGAGGGCGCAACTTGCTCCGACGGAGCGTGTGGCTGCGGCGGAAAGGGGACTTACTGATGAGGCCGTACATTGACTTCTGGGATTCGTTAGACGACCTTCTGATGACGATGTTCCGGGATACTGAGGCCTATGTGTATGGGCCAGATAAGATTGGTCGGTGGTGCTGTAATACCTGTACCGCAGCAGAGCTTAGTCTGATGGCGGAGCAGGACAACATCAGCGACCCGGTGTATTTCTTTTATCACGACCAGAACCGCGACACCGACGCAGCTGAGTGCTATCTGGGGTGGTCTGGTGGGCAGCGCGCACTCGACCTCATCAAGCAGTATTGCGACTACTACGGATTGGTGGTAGAGTTGCCAGAGAACGAGGACACAAAGATTCTCGTCAAGGATAACTAGGAGGACTTATGGCAAAAAGGAAGCCAAATAGCATTGCGGAAACCGGTATGTGGTCAGACTACGAGTATTCGGTCGTTCGCAAGAAGTTGAGCAACAAGTCGGCCATCATCACCTCGCCACGCGAGTTGGTTGCGCTGTTCCGTGAGTTCGCTGATACGGAGATGTCTGAGGCTCTGTTCGTTGTCGCCGTTGGTGGTCGCAACAACCTGCTTGGGATTCATCGTATCTACTCTGGTACTGCGACCGGAACTTCGGTGCGGATTGGCGAACTGCTCCGCTCCGCGCTGATGATGGGGTCGGTCGGGTTCGCGCTCGTTCACAATCACCCCTCTGGTGAGTGCGACGCGTCTGATGAGGACATTAGGCTCACGGCTGATGTGGCGAAGGCCGCGACGCTGCTTGATGTTCAGTTCCTTGACCATCTGGTTGTCGGAACGAACGGCGCGTTCACGAGTATTCGCTCAGAGAAGCCGAGTATGTTTGAGGACAGCACCCTGAACTAGCAACGACTTGTCGGGGGGTGTCCTCCCCCCCACGAGTCCTATCCCCCCGGCGGAGTCCTCCCGCCGGGGGATTTTCTTTGTAGCTCGATTTCATTAGTCAGGCCGTATACGCGTGCGCGGCCTCCCCCCATACCCCCCTTCGTACCGGCTATTGCCCGGACTTCGAATAGTTAAGAACTCTTATAATTTCCTTATCCTGGCCTTACTTGACGAGATGATACCGGTGTGCGAAACTCCGTATGTCGGAGCAATCCTAGGAACGCGACGACTAGGTGAGAGTGTTGGGAACGAAGCACGCAGCCGATAAATGCGGAAGTGGTTCAGGCGAGTGATGGCCTCTAAGGCGCTGCTGTAATGGCGGGAGAGGAAGCTCGGAAGCGGAAGCCGGGGCAATGATCAATACCGGTGGAAGCGTACGACCTACCGGAATCTCTGGGAGCGACGGCTCTCAGGGGTTCCGGGAAACAATGAATCCGCTCCGGAGTCGTGGGCCGGATAGTTCGGTGATTAGAATAATCACCCGCGACGATAAGGTCTGGCTCTTGGGCTCCTAACCAGAGAAGGTAGAGTCAGCAGCAACTAGGCGAGAGCCGAAGGTTGCCTCTGTTATCAGGGATAAGCGTCATCAGCGCGAGAGCTTGGGGGGTCGAGTCAGATGTGGTGTCTGGCCGACCCCCCTTCATACTTGACGACAGGAATCGTTGGGTGTAGTGTTCGTCGTACCGGTGCTTGCCGGTATGAAAGGAAGGAGAGGACAAATGGACTTGTTTGAGATTCCGGTTGGCGACCCGCAGGAGAACACCTGCTCGTGCCGTTGCGGTTGTGAGGTTCCGTTGTCCGGTGGTACTTGCGTTGATTGCGGCGAGGGTACGCACCAGAACAACAACGGCCTTGATGAGTTCCGCACTTGCGAGAACGCGAACCGGTGGCCTGAGTGGTCGCACGATGCGGTGAAGCCTCGGCCTTTCCGCTACGGGTGGAACGGCTATGAGAACGCCTATGAGGAGTCGGTGGACTTGTGCGATGAGTGCTATGAGGCGTGGCAGCAGGTCGGGTGGAACTGATGAGCAGGAACGACGCGGCCTTCTTTACGCAGTATCACGATTGCGACCCGGTGTGGTTCTCTGACGATAAGAGCGTGGTCATTTATCGCAATGGCGAGATGAGGATTCACCTTACCGAGCCAGACGGCAGCACGAGTGTTCTCCGGTATACGAGCGACCTTGACGAGAGGGGGCTTGATACTGACGAGAAGCTCTATGACGCTGAGAAGTCCGGCGCACTCGAGTTCCACAATAATCCGTGGTTTGAGGTCGTCTATCACGACAACGAGGAAGGCGAGGTATTCATTGGCTTTGACGAGGCCAAGAAGTACGCCGAGGAGATTGTCGCCAAGTATGCCGATTGGCAGGAGCAGGTATGAGCGCCTATCGGAGCTTCCCCTCTGGGGCGTGGCAGGTGAGCGACATCGTAGGTGGGTACTTGACGACAAGAACCTACTATGGCTATTCTCGTGTAGAGGCCGTGCGGAAGTTCCGTGCGGAAGTAGGAAAGGAAGGTTCGGAGATGAGCCGGAACGCTTGTTCTTGGTGTGGTACTGAGGTTGATGATGAGCAGCAGTACGAGTCGCGCATTTGCGCGGAGTGCTTTGCTGACGCTCAGGTGTCGGCCTTAGAGGAGATTGGCGTAGAGGAGATGAGGAATAATGGGTCGCTTTGATTTTCCTTACAGCGAACTCGATGTGTTGGCGTTTGCTCGCGCAATGGTGCGCGGCGGGTACGGCTACTCTCAGGACTCTGATGACCGGTGCGAGTCGGTGCTAGACATTATTGAGAGTCCGCATAAGTGGCGCACGGAACTTGATTCGTGGGTTGGCGAGGGTAGGCCAGACTCGTTCGTCTATGAATCGGTTTCCGAGGACTACGACTTGACTGATGGGGTTCAGAGCATTACTCTGGCGTAGCCGGTACTTGCCGGTATAGAGAAAGGAGTGCCTGATGAGCAGGGATGTGAACGAGGTTCTAGAAGTTCCGTTCAGCAAGTTCTATGTCGCAGTGGCTCGCAAGGTTGAGGCCAAGTGCGGCCTTACGCCGGATGACCTGCCGGATGTGGACTTCCGTGGGTTCTATCCGGGGGCGCGTGCCACCTTCGGTGACTATCGCAATGCGATTGCCGAGTGCGCGTTGGCGGTTCTTGATGAGGCCGGTTATCCGTTGAGCGATGAGGACTACGACTGATGGATAAGTTTACGATTCGCAGCCTCAGGACAAAGGCCGAGTACCTGCGCGATTCTGAGGCGTGGGTTCGCAAGCAGCGGCGACAGGAGAAGCTCCGGCTGATTCTGATGGTCGCGGCACTTGCCTCGTTGGCAGCAATAGTGCTAGGATGGCCTTGCGCGGACGCGGTGTGCGCTCCGGCAGGATGAGATAGGAGAAAGATGATGGGATTAGAGGGAACTGAACTATACGAGATGGGCGAGGCCGGATACCTTCGCATTGACCTTGACGGCGGTGCGTGGGTGGCCTTGATGAGCGAGGATGGCGTGAACTTCGGCGGTACGCTCTGGCAGCGTTCAGAGGCCGACGGCCACGACTACTCCGCCGGTTGTACCGCAGGGTATCCGGTGCTTGGTCGCCACGATGACGCGGAGTCTATTGCGCGCCACTTGGCTGACTTCATCCTGATGGAGAACGGAGAGGAAGGCCGTTTCATCCGCCCCGAATAATACGCCGGCGTTCCTTTCCGTCGGCCTAACGCCCCCAGCTGCTCATCCCAGCTGGGGGTTTTTTCTTGCCCACTATCACGCCCGGGAACTCCCCCATACCCCCTCAGCTCGCAGCTCGCGCTCCGGTACCGGTGGCTTGATGCGCCGGATTTGACGCGGACTATCCGGTGGGTGTAATCTCTTGGTGTCGGGGCTTCCCGATGAAGCGCAGGAAAGGAAGGAACCAATGAGCAAGGCGGTACTGATTAGCGTTGATGTTGCCGGTCGCGGCAAGGTCGAGGTCGTGGATTGGCAGGACAAGCCCGGCCTCTCGGAGCATTACGCGGCGATTGAGTGCGACCTCGTACAGATTGCCGGAGTCGGCAAGTTCGGCGGCGTTCCGGTCGTGATGTTCGTTGATGAGGAAGGGCTGCTCCGCAATGAGGTGCTGCTCAACCTGACGGCGTGCGACTTTCTCGCTGAGGCCACCAAGAGCGCGCCGGCGTACCTGATGGGTGGCGGCCTCGTCGGGCGTGCGCTTGTCCTATTTGATGAGGGCAGCGATTCGCGCGGATTCACCGAGGCGGAGATGGCGAAGGTG